CGAGTTCGCGCTCTCCCCACTGTGTGATGACCTGATAGGTATACGACTGGCGCTGCACCCAGTTCACGTTCGCGCCGGCGATGCCCGTCTCAGAATAGTCGCCGTATGAGGAAACCATGCCGGTCGATTCAACGATGGGGAACATTGCGGTCTCCAGCGTCCAATCGCCCTTCTTGGTCTCTTCGCCAACAATCTCCGTCGCCTTCATCGGGGCCACAAGGACTTCAATCACCTTGGGGTCGATGTAGGTTGACAGAAACGCAGGGATGCCGCTGTTCGAGACCGTGACCAACTGGGGCTGAGCATCCATCGCCAGCAAGCCTCCACGCTCCTTTTCGGTCTGCTGCAACTGGGCATCCACGCCCATGAAATGAACGCCCCATTTCCGCGATACTGCTTCAAGATTGCGATCCATGACGGCTCCTTAATTTCCCCACGTTGAAATCTGCACGAGTTCGCCAACTGCGGCGACAGACTTGGCAGTGAACTTGGTGATGATGCCCTGGGCGGTGATGGTGATCGTTCCAGAGGCAGTGTAAGCGGTTCCGGGGATGTTGAGGCTGTAGAGTCCAACCCCGCCATAGGTGCCGCTGATGAACCCGGCAATACTTGCGCCAGCCGGGATGCCGCCAGTGGCCGTGATGGGCATCCCAATAGCGAGAGTACCGGTCACAGCGGTCACGTTAAGCACGGTGCCGAAGGTGGTCATGCCGGTCGCACTCGCCACATAGCTGGTACCGCGTACGCTGATGGTATAGACGCCCGCCGTTGCTACGCCGCCGCCACTGACAATGCCGGTCACAGTCGCACCAGCCGGGAATCCACTCGCTGCGGAAGCGATGCTCTCGCCAACCGAGACCAGGCCCGTCGATGCGGTGATCTTGACCACATTGCCAAAGCAGGTGCAGGTGACCGCGCTGGCCGTGTTCGTGCCGCTCAGCACGTAAGTTCCCGCGCCGCCTGTGGTACCGCCCGAGTCCTGCGAGACGATGGTCTGATTCCCAGCGATGCCCGTCACATTGCCAACCGTGTCGCCGATGCTAATCAGCCCGGTAACAGCGGTTACGTCGATGCGGGTATTGTCGCCCGCATGAGCGCTGGCCGTAAACGTCGCGCCGAGAGCGCCGGTGTTTGTTGAACCGAGAGTCGCGGTGATTCCAGAAGGAACAACAGGCAGCGACCCAACGCCCGGAAGAACCGATCCATCCGCATACAGCGCATAGATGGCTTCGCCCACAGTGCTGGAACTTGTTCCCGCGTTATTGGCCAGGAAGTCGCCGGCGACCATTAGCGTCACAGGGAACCCCGTAGGAATGACCGATCCCGCAGCCTGCAAATACTGAGTCAGAAGACCCTGCTGGTCGCGGTGAATGAAACCGGAAGGGGCAACGCCCGACTCGCCGAAACTGTTGACCGTGCGACCGTCCGGAGCGATCCATGCGAACTTGCCGACAGTAACGCCACCGGGACCGGCGATGAGTGCGCCACCATCAGGAGTGAGGGCGGTAGCACGAGGGTTCGCGCTTGCGAAATCACCTGCTACACCCAAAGGGTTGTTCAGGTTGACTCGCGTCTGAAAACTACCAATCAAAGGGCTTCCCATATTCGTCTCCTCACATCACCTGGATTGAACGAGCCGCGCCGGGGAACTTCTCTTCCACCGAAACCGCATCGAATGCTTGCCGCACGGCGGGCTTGGAAGCCTGCTGCGCGAGATTGAACAGCGCCCGAAGAGCCGGAACGCCAGTTACGCCTGCCCGGTCAACCTTCATCTGGTCGAGCGCAAAGCCGTAAATTTCATCGGCTGAGTCCTGTGCCAGAACATCGCCCACCACAGGCCGCACAGCCCGACGCGCTTCATCGGCGGCGCGAAGATCAGCCTTGAATTCGTCCATCGCGTGCTTCATGCCATCCTCAGCTTTCTTCTTTTCCGCTTCTTCGGAATCCTTGGCGGAGCAGTCCTTGGCCTTTTTGTCCTTGGCCCGCTTCTCTATCCGCTCCTTGCGCTCTTCCTCGGACTCCTCTTCGGAATCATCGGCGCGGCGCTTTTCACGCTCATAGCGCTTCTTCTTCTCTTCCATGGACTCTTCTTCGCCGTCCTTCCCCTTATGGTCGGACTCGCCTTCCTCTTCCTTGGCCCACTCCTCAAAGGAAAGGTCTTTGGCGGTCTTGCCGTCTTTGGCCTTCTTGTCCTTGGCTTCCTTTTCCTTCTTCTCGCGTTCCTTCTTTTCCTCTTCGGACTCTTCCTCCGATTCGGCATCCTTCGCGGCCTGCATCGCGGCCAGTGTTTCAGGCTTGCGCAGTTCCGCGTCCATGGCCAGCAGCTTCGGCTCAAGAGACGCAATATCGCACTTCTTGCGCGTCAGACCGATCACCAGAGGCTTGAGGGCCGCATCTTGAGCCAGCTTCGGAGATGCAGCGCAGAGAATTGCATAAAGTGCTTTGCCAAACTTCGTTTCTGTCATTTTCGTCTCCAGTTTGCTGTCTGCCGCCTTCACATCTGATCCGGCGCGTCCTGCTTTGACCAGGGCAACGTGATTACCCTGAATATCCCTCATTACACCGTCGTACCGCTGTCCTTCGTACATGCCCGGCGTCATGTCTGCCCGGTAGCTGTAGGAGGATGAGAGTTCTTGAACTGTTTCGGTTTCCACCCCGGCAATGGCGTCCGCATCCCAAATGCACATATCCGCCATCAAATACGGAGCTTCGAAGTCCACATTTGATCCGATTGTTCCGGCAATGTACTCCTGCTTCGGATCGTCCGCATTCACGGCGATGTGCTTGAACATCAATTGCTTGTTTTTGAAGGATGAAGCCGACTTCGCCAACTCGCCTGGGTCGCGCAGCAGGTAATACACCCGCTCCGGGTCCAGTCCCAACTCTTCCGATTTGGGGATTTCGCGCCCGTAATACGGGTTTACTGTCGCCTTGGAGATAGGCGTGCGGTCGATATGCAGCATCTTGTCGCTGTCGTATCGCCGGTTCTTCAGGGCTGCGTCGCAAGCGATCTCCGTAGGCATCTTGTTTCATAGCCTTTCACTATGAATCGGTCAGCGCAAGGCAACGGTTGCAAATAGTAAGGCTTTATGCCTATACTGTCACACATGGGCGCTATACGATCCAAGGTGTGCGCGAAAGGCCATCCACTCAAGCCGAAGGGGAAGCGCCAGCGCTGCCCTATATGCCAGAGCGGATACTTGAAGACGTGGCGGGCGAAACAGAAAGTGAAGGAAGCATGAGACTGTTCATTTTTATCTGCAATTTCCTCCACTGTGAAAGGTGTATCAATCCACATTGCCGATTCTGCTTGTGGGTTGGATGCCTCGACATAAAACGCTGGGCTCGGATTGCGAAGAAGGTGAAGGGGGAGTCAAAGTGAAACGTCTAGCGATTTTGATTGCTGTTCTGATGACCGCGAATGCAATGACACTCCACGCAGCAGATACATATAGACATTCAAACATCAAAGGGCATTGCTTGAACGTGGAATGTAACGGAGCCATTATCACGGAGACTATGGACGCAAAACACTATCTTACGATTAGATTTCTGCATAAAAATGGAGGATTTAAGGAGTTCTCAGGATACCTTCAACGTGATCCATCCAGCGGCAAACTTATAATTACAAACCAGATTCAGCTCCCGGAAGGTATCGCTGATGAATTCACGATGGTAGGGAATAGCGGGGTATGCCTGTTGTACTATGAGCGTTTAGGTGATTGGGGAAACGAGGGCCCGCTACTCTCAATCGAATGCGCTCAACCTGTTTTCTCTTTTAGGGCTGCTCGGTAGACGTCCACGGCAAAACGCTACGCCCTTGGCACCTGCAATTCACGAGTTCCCCAGGAAGAATCCACTTCTTAACCGCCGAATCGTACATGCCCTTCGCGATCTCGTACCGCTTGCCATTCATTGCGACGTGCGTAGGGCGGGGCGTCTTTCCTGCGTGGGAATGAAGCCAGATTCCCTCTTTAATCCCCAGCTCAGTCTGGCGAGTCCGCTGCACCACTGCATTCGCTTTGTTGCTCTGGTCCCTTGCGATCAGCCACGCCCGGTTCGATGCCACCTTGTACCGCCCGCGAATCTCCTCAGCCATCGCCCGCACGTTGCGCCCGGACGTGTAGTTGCGCATCACGATGCCCTCAACCTCTTGCAGGTATTGCGCCGGTATCGACTTGATTAACCCCACATTC